ACCCTAGTTGAACTAAAAAAGCGAGGTTTATGGATAAAATAGGGTTGTTGGTAGCCGTAAAAAGGGTTAGCGCCTTTTGTATTTAAACTAATTCGTGTTGTGCGGATACAAAACTCTGCTTTATGAGAACGGCTATCAACTACTTTTTAGGGTGAGCCTTATCCATACTAGTTTTTTCATGCGATTTAAGTTCTTTTGCAATAGAGTCAACCTTGCGTTGTTCCGCTTTGAATTCCCGTTGGACAACATAGTGCTTGGGTGTCTCGTGTACTGCTTTTTCGCGTGTTAATGTAAAACGAGTTGCCATTTTTATTCCTTTTGGGGTAAAATTAAACAATGAGTGAAATTGACATAATTAAACAATCTGTTATCTATGATAACGGAAATCTTATTTGGATAGGTGAAGATTCGCGCAAACGCAAAAAAGGCAAAAGCCTTGGCACAAAAGGAAATCATGGCTATTTAAGTTGTGCAATTAACAAGAAACTATATTTAAATCATCGAGTTATTTTTGCCATACATCATGGTAATTTTCCCAACCAAGGAATGACAGTTGACCACATTGATGGAAACAAATTAAACAACAAAATAGAAAATTTACGCCTTGCAACATATTCGCAAAATTTAAGCAACAAAACAAGTCATAACAACACATCTGGTGCAAAAGGCGTAGTTTGGAATCCTGCTAATCAAAATTGGCGAGTCAGAATAAATTACAGGAAAAAAGCCTATGAAATTGGTTCTTTTTTGTTATTTGATGAGGCTGTAAATGCTTGTAAAACTGCTAGAAATCAAATACACCAAGAGTTTGCCAAACACAATTAGAAACCCATATAATGTCTGTGACATGGTAAAATGTCGTTAACCTTGCAAGGAAACATCATGGGAAAAATGGACTCAAACAAAGGTGTGAAAAGCACCACAGGCGCAACCCCACCTAAAGGTGCATCATCTAGCGATATGTCTGGTGAGCGCATGGGAAAACTCAAAGGTGGTGTCGCTATGGGTAAAGAAGATAAAACTGCTGGCATGGAAGGCGAGTTCAATACTGGTCGTACCGCTGGCGTTTGTTATTCACACAGTCGCGAAAACTATCGTTAAAGCGAAACCCCAATAGTCAGTCGGGACTAATGGGGCTTCTAACCACATCAAAAAGGAGTTGATATGGCTACTGAGTATTGTAGGGACTGTCGGCATTACAGCGACACGAATTCCATTTTGGGTTTGTGCCGTAGGTATCCGACATACCAGAATCGAAGCCCACAAGAGACTTGTGGCGAATACAAAGGCAAAGCAGTTGCCGAACTTACCCCCGAAATTACGGGGGACTTTTTGCCTGACCCAGTAAAGAAGCGCATGGGCAGACCACGCAAAGAGGCAAAAGAGGTGACAGAATGAACATCAAACCTCTACGCGACAAAATCATTGTCAAGCCAGAACCGCGCCTAAAGTCAAACATTGACTTATCGCTAATGCAAGAAGCGGACTCCATTGGCACAGTTATAGCGGCTGGTGAAGATGCGTTATTCCAAGGGGTAAACATTGGTGACCGAGTGCTATTTGGCACATTGGCTAAAGAATACAAAGACGAATACTTGAAGTTTGAGGAATTAAACTTAGATGGTGAGCGTCACTTAAAAATGTCATGGCAAGATATTGCCGCAGTATTGGAAGAAGCATGACCAAAGAACTAATCAACCTAAGAATCCAAGACCTAATCAGCAAGGGCAAGGAACTTGAACAACAGTTGCACCAAATCAATGGTGCTTTGCAACAATGCCAATGGACACTATCCGAACTGGAGAAATCTGATGCCGAAACACGACAAGCCGATAGCCCACAAGACAACGGGTAAGGGCAAAACCTATAACCCGACAGACAAGGGCGCTGGCATGACCGCCAAGGGGCGTGCTGAGTACAACGCCAAGAACAACGCTAATCTCAAGCCACCAGCCCCAAATCCTAAGACAAAGAAGGATGAAGGGCGTAAAGCCTCTTTCTGTGCAAGGATGGAGGGTGTAGTAAAGAACGCCAAAGGCCCAGCGGAACGGGCTAAAGCATCACTAAAGAATTGGAACTGCTAATGAAAACTGGACTTTATGCCAACATCCATAAAAAGCAAGAACGCATCGAGCGCCAAAAGGCTGAAGGCAAGCCTGTGGAAAAGATGAGAGCGCCTGGCTCTAAGGGTGCGCCAACTGCTAAAGCATTCAAAGAGTCGGCAAAGACCGCAAAGAAGTGAAAATTACCCAAAAGAAAGTCACAGAACTAATCCCTTATGTAAACAACAGCCGCACCCATTCTGACGAACAAATAGCGCAGATAGCGGCAAGCATTAAGGAATTCGGCTGGACTAACCCAATACTGATAGACGGGTCTAACGGCATCATTGCAGGTCATGGCAGGCTATTAGCCGCCCGTAAGTTAGGGCATAAAGAAGTTCCCACCATAGAACTGAAAGACCTAACCGAAACCCAAAAGAAAGCATACATCATTGCCGACAACCGCCTAGCACTCAATGCGGGGTGGGACAACGAGATGCTGACCATAGAGTTAAACGACCTACTGGCAGACGGGTTTGCTTTGGACATATTAGGCTTTGACCCAAAAGAGATAGCCGCCTTGCTAGAGCCAGAGGTAGTGGAAGGGCTAACAGATGAAGATGCCGTTCCTGATGTGCCAGAAGAACCCAAGACCAAGCGTGGCGACATATATCAACTTGGTTATCACAGACTTATGTGTGGGGACTCAACATTTATTGATGATGTAGAAAAGTTAATGGATGGAACATATCCAGACCTTATTCACACCGACCCGCCCTATGGCATGAACGCTGTAAGTAAATCATCGGTACTCAAAAAGAACTACAAAACCGATATTTTGGGTGATGACAACCCAGATGTTGCAAAAGATGCGTTTAACTTGATTTACGGGTTATATCCAGAAGCAAAGCATATTTGGTGGGGTGCAAACTATTATTGTTCTGCATTACCTGATAGCGAGTGCTGGTTAGTGTGGGATAAAGACAATGGTCAATCCGACCAAACCGATTGTGAATTGGCATGGGCAAACTTTAGAAGCGTTGTTCGTCAATTTACAAAAGCATCGGAAAAGTCCAACAGAGTACATCCAACCCAAAAGCCTGTGGCATTGATGGAATGGATTATTCGTAGATTTAAACTGTCCTCTGACACCATTGCTGATTACTTTGGTGGTTCTGGCAGTACATTGATTGCCGCTGAAAAACATGGAATAAAAGCATTTGTTATGGAATTTGACCCAAAGTTCTGCGATGTAATAGTAAAGCGGTGGGAAGACTTCACAGGCAAGAAAGTCGTATTGTTGACAGAAGTAACCGAAACTGCTTAAATTCCCCTATATAAAATGAATCGCGAACATATAGTCACCGATGAATCCCGCAAGATGGTTGAAAGCACCAGCGGGTTAGGCTTGCCCCATGAACAAATAGCCATATTGGTGGGTATAGACGATAAAACCTTGCGGAAGTATTACCGCACCGAACTAGACACGGGCAAAGCCAAAGCCAACGGGCAAATAGCCAAGACGCTATTTTCTAAGGCGGTGGCAGGCGATACAACCAGCCTTATCTGGTGGACAAAAAGCCAAATGCGCTGGTCTGAGACTGTCAAGCAAGAAGTTACGGGCGCAGATGGTGAGCCATTAACAGGGATTACTGTATCGTTTGTAAAGCCTAATGAGTGACACCAACGCACAGTTCCCCGTCAAAATGGCAAGCCTGTTTGACCAGGCGCGTTACAAGATTTATTACGGGGGCAGGGGCGCAGGCAAGTCACACTCAGCCGCAAAAGCCCTGTTAATCCTTGGGGCGCGTAGCCCTATTAGGGTTTTATGCGCTAGGGAATACCAAACATCAATCAAAGACTCGGTTCACAAATTGCTGTGCGACCAAATTGAATTGATGAATATGCACTCTATATACGAGATAACCCAAAACAGCATTAGGGGCAAAAATGGTTCAGAGTTTGCTTTTGTTGGACTAAAGAACAATGTGGCCAATGTGAAGTCGTACGAGGGCATAGACATTTGCTGGGTAGAGGAAGCCCAAACTGTAAGCCGTATGTCTTGGAATACGCTGATACCTACCATCCGCAAGGAAGGCTCAGAAATATGGGTAACCTTTAACCCAGAACTAGAAACAGACGAAACCTATCAGCGCTTTGTGCTTAGACCGCCAGAGGGTGCAGTAGTTCAAAAGATTAACTGGAACGACAACCCTTGGTTTCCCGAAGTGCTGGCGCTGGAAAAAGACGCACTAAAAAGCCGTGACCCGTCTGCTTACCAGACAGTTTGGGAAGGTTTATGCCGTCTGACAGTAGATGGCGCTATATTTGCCAATGAAATGCAAGTGGCAGAGTTAGACGGGCGCATCACAAAGGTTGCCTATGACGCTACAAAGCCCGTACACGCCATCTTTGACCTTGGGTGGGCAGACAGCACAGCAATCTGGTTCTTGCAGTTTGTGGGCATGGAAACACGGCTTATCAGATACCACGAGGATAGCCAAAAGACGATTAGCCATTACCTAGCCCTGATGCAAACCTACGGCTATATGTATGACACGCTCTGGCTACCGCATGACGCACAGAACAAAACTCTAGCAAGCAACGGCAAATCCATAGAAGAAATTGTTAGGGCGGCAGGCTACAAAACACGGATAATCGAGAGAACACCAGTAGCGGATTCAATAAATGCGGCACGAACTATATTCAGAAATTGTTGGTTTGATAGAGAAAATTGCTACGATGGTCTACAATGCCTTAGACATTATCGTTACGATGTAGACCCAGAAACGGGGCAATTTAGCCGTCAACCGCTACACGACATATACAGTCATGGCGCGGATGCGTTTAGATATATCGGACTGATGATTAACGAACCCAAGCCAAGGCGTAAGGTTCAGAATCAACAATATGGTCAGCCTAACAGTTGGATGGGATAGATATGGCAGATGACTTTGACCCAGTAATTACCGAGGCAATTCAATTCCTCAAGTTCTGCAATGACGCAGACACTATGAACCGCCAAGAGGCGCTAGAAGATTTAAAGTTTGTATCTGGTGACCAATGGCCTGTCACACTACAAAACAGCCGTAATCTTGAATCACGCCCATGTTTAACCATTAACAAGTTAGATGGCTATTGCCGACAAGTAGCCAATCAACAGCGTCAGCAACGCCCACGCATCAAAGTTCACGCTACTAATACGCACGAACAGATGGTGGAAGCGCAAGACATACAAGGCATTATTCGCCACATTGAAGTCAACAGCAACGCAGACCACGCCTATGACAACGCCTTTGACTATGCAGTTCGCATGGGTTGGGGCTTTATGCGTGTTCGCACAGACTATGTAAGCGAAGATTCCTTCGACCAAGAGATATACATTGACCCAGTAGACAACCCATTTACTGTTTACTTCGACCCTAACAGCATCTTGCCTGACGGCTCAGACGCTGAAAAGTGCTTAATCACCACAATGATGAGCAAAGAAGTGTTTAGGTCGCTATACCCAAACAATGACGATGGAACATCATTTACCCAACGCGGTACGGGTGACAGCCAATCAGAATGGATTACTAAGGAAGATATACGCCTAGCCGAGTATTACTACACAGTACGCGAGAAAGCCAAACTCTACCTATTGAGCGATGGCTCTAGCACTTTTGCTGATGATAAAGACTTCTTTAACCGCCTACAAATGGCTGGTATTACAGTCATTGACACACGCGAATCGTTTAAAAAGACCATCAAATACAAGAAACTAACTGCGGTCGAGGTTATCGAAGAACGCGATTGGCCAAGCCGTTACATCCCTATCGTGCCTGTTTACGGGCGTCATGTCGTAATCGGTGACAAGCGTAAAAAGTTCGGCATGGTGCGCTACGCCAAAGACAGCCAGCGTATGTATAACTTCTGGCAAACCTCAATTACAGAATCCATCGCCCTTGCGCCTAAAGCCAAGTGGGTTATGGCAGAGGGTCAAGACGAGGGACACGAAAACGATTGGGCGCAAGCCAACATCAAGTCGTTCCCTCTGTTGCGTTACAAGCAGACAGACATTGAGGGTCGCACAGCGCCACCTCCACAACGCTTGCAACCAGAGCCACCGCCTGCGGGAACTATGGCGGCGGCGGCTATTGTTTCTGACGATATTAAAGCCATTATGGGTATCTTTGACCCTGCACAACTAGGTCAAGGCAACATCTCTGGCAAGGCGCTAAATGGTCAGCAACAGCAAGTTGACCTGACTAACTACGACTACTACGACAACCTGACCCGTTCGATTGCTCATGTGGGCAAGATATGTTTGGACTTAATCCCCAAGATTTACGACACACAGCGCATATTGCGAATCATTGGTGAAGATGGCAAATCGGATATGTTGAATTTAAATCAACGCGATGCCGTGGGCAACATCTTGAACGACACATCTATCGGTCAATACGATGTAGTCATGGAGACAGGGCCAGGCTACAACAGCAAGCGCCAAGAAGCCGTAGACGCAATGATGCCGTTACTGTCTAAGCCAGAACTATTCAATGTGGCTGGTGACTTAGTGTTCCGCAACATGGACTTCCCAGGCGCTGATGTAATTGCTGACCGCCTTGCCGCTATGAACCCAATGAGTCAGATTGACGAGAAATCAGATATACCGCCTCAAGTTCAGATGCAAATTGCACAATCTAAACAGCAAATGCAACAAATGCAACAGCAGTTAGAGGCAATGACAACGCTTATCCAACAGCGCGGTGATATTGAGCAAGTCAAGCAAGACAACGAAAACAAGCGTGAACTCATGCGCCAGACCGCCAAAGCGCATAACACCGAAACAATGGCAGAAGTCAAGGTCAACGACCAGAACACACGCTCAATGACAAGTCAGAATAAGACAGAAATTGATGCGATTGTTCAACTTCTATTGCACAGGATGGATACCTCAAGGCTCATAGAAGAAATTGAAAAGCGTAATGCAGAGCAAGATAGGTCAATGTTAATCGCGGCAGAGGACATAGCACATCAGAGCAATCCTTTGACACAGCAACAATAAAGTGGTAAATTTGCCACCAAACCTTACCAGTTAGGTTAACTGGGTAAATCCGTAGGGACAACGAAATGTCTGACAAAGAAGCAAGTCATGTATTGACTAGCGACAACTCGGCAGAGTTTTATGCAAATAGATTAGGTTTAGCCGACCAACCCGAAGTTGAGGCTACCCCAGAGGTAGAGCCAACCGAAGTGGTGGAGGAACGGAGTGAACCTGAGATAGAAAAAGAGCAAGAGGAAAAGCCTAAAGCGAATCCGAAACTCGAAAGACGTTTTTCTGAGATAACCAAGCAACGCGAAGAAGCGCGAAAAGAAGCGCAACAAGAGCGACAAGCAAGGGAAGCCTTAGAAGCCCGTTTAGCGGTTCTTGAGAGACAGCCAGCGCCACAAGCGCCTAAAGTCGATGAAGAACCACAACCAAGTCAGTTCAACGATGCGTTTGAATATGCGAAGGCTCTAGCAGAGTACACAGCAGACCAACGAATCGGTGAGATGCGAAGGCAAGATGCAGAGGCTAAACAAGCACAGGAACGCCAGAAAGTCATAGAGACTTGGGCTAGTAAGGTGCAAGCGGCTAAAGCGTCAATGCCAGACTTTGATGACATAGTGGCGTCTAGTGATGTGGTCGTAAATGATGACATTCGTGATGCGATTCTTGAGAGCGATGTGGGGCCACAAATCCTCTACCATCTGGCTGAGAATGACGATGTAGCAAAGCGCATAGCGGGCTTGAGTCCTAAACAAGCGTTAAGAGAGATAGGAAAGTTAGAGGCAAGGTTTGAGGCAAAGGAAACTAAGCCAGAACCTACACCGATTACTCGAAGTAAAGCACCAGCGCCAATCCAACCGCTGAGAGGGTCGAATTCTGCTGATGTACCGCTATCCGCTAATGGCGAATGGCATGGAACATTTCAAGCATGGAAAGAGGCTCGCAAGGCTGGAAAGATTCGCTAAACCTAATCTTTTTTAAACATTTAAGGAAATGAAATGGCTAATAATTTATTGACCATATCGAAAATCACCAACGAAGCGTTGATGGTTTTGGAAAACGAGTTGACATTCACAAGCGAAGTCGACCGCAACTATGATGACCAGTTCGCTGTTGTCGGTGCAAAGATTGGTAACACAGTCAATGTCCGCAAACCAGGTCGTTTCATCGGAACAACTGGCCCAGCATTGAATGTTGAGGACTTTAACGAGACTTCAGTTCCCGTTACTTTGTCAACACAATTCCATGTGGACACACAGTTCACTACACAAGACTTGGCTCTGAGCCTTGATATGTTTTCGGATAGAGTTCTCAAACCGGCCGTGGCCGCCATAGCCAATAAGATAGACCGCGATGGTTTAGCAATGGCTACCTTGCAAACTGCCAACATCGTTGGTGTTGCTGGTACACCCCCAACTGGTCTGATTACTTATCTGACCGCTGGCGCTTACCTTGATTCTGAAGGCGCACCGCGTGATGGCCGTCGTTCATGTATCGTTGAACCCTTCACATCTGCAACTATCGTTGACAGTTTGAAAGGCTTATTCGTACCTAATCAAAAAATTAGCGACCAATACGAAAAAGGGCTTATGGGTAAAGACAGCGGCGGAATGTCATGGAAATTAGACCAAAACATCGTGGCTCAAACCTTTGGTTCTAACAGCACAACTACTGTTACTGGCTCTGTCGCTACTACTACTGCTACTGGATTCTTGACCTCTGGTTGGGCATCTTCAAGCACTATTACTGTTACAGCCGCCAATACTGGTACTTTGAACCTCAACGCTGGTGATACTTTCACTATCGCTGGCGTTTACGCTGTCAACCCACAAAACCGCCAAGCCTACGGCTCTAACAAGTTGCGTAACTTCGTTGTGAAAACAACTGTTGCTATCGCTTCTGGTGCTTCTGGCTCTGTGGTTGTGTCTCCTGCTGTGATTACTGCTGGTCAGTTCCAGAATGTGTCTATCCCGACAACTTCTGCTACTGCCGCTATCACTCAGTTCAACAGCACAGGCGTGGTATCTCCACAAAACATCATCATGCACCGCAATGCGTTCACAGTGGCCGTGGCCGACTTGGAGTTGCCAGAAGGTGTCCATTTTGCTGGTCGTGCTTCCGACAAAGACATTGGTCTGAGTATGCGTGTTGTCCGCCAATACACCATCAACAACGATAGTATTCCTACTCGTTTAGATGTGTTGTACGGCTGGGCGCCTCTGTACCCAGAACTCGCTTGCCGCGTTGCCGCTTAATCATTAACTTCTTTTAAGGAATAAATATCATGGCAAATCCAGGCCCAGCAACCACCATCACTCAAGAATCCTTTGCCCCAATGACCAATGTGGTCAAAGGTGGCGTGTTTTCTTTGAGTCTTACCCCAGCCGCTGTTGCAACCATCACTACTGCCGCACAAAACTTTGCCTCAACAGGCATTGGTTTGGTCGTTGGTGACATGGTTTCTGTGGCGTTCAATGGCGCTCAGACAGCAGGCGTAGGCGTTCTTGACGCTTATGTGTCTGCCGCTGACCAACTAACCATTCGCTTTGTGAACCCAACTGCCGCGAGCGTAACGCCTGCGGCTGGTACTTACTTAGTGTCTGTACTGCGCCCTAGCACCACTACTGGCTCTACCGCTACATCACCATTACTATCTTGGTAATCGGTGTGAAGTAGGAAGAAGCCACTCTCAAAAGGGGTGGCTTTTTTCGCTTTTACGGCTACAATTCAATTCATTCTTTAAAGGAATAACTATGTCATCCACTACTTTAGCCCGTGGAAATGTTCAAGAATCATTTGTCATGGCACCCACTTTGACCCCTTCTGCGATGACTACCGCCTCTGTGCAGTCTTTGCAAACCTTTCAAATCGCTGGTCTAAAAGCCTCTGACATTTGTTCATTGCTTCACTTTGCTGGTAACCAAACCTCAAATGTTGCAGTTACCAATGTGGATGCAACCGCAGACAATACATTGAAGATTCAGTTCCAGAATGTGTCTGGCGCGGCTACTGCAATTACGCCTGCGGCTGGTGTGTATTACATCAGGGTTGACCGCGTTGAAGGCGCACCAATCGCTACGAACGCGGCTTAATCATGGCTGGCTCATCTGTTTTAAGAACTGCTGGTCAAACAGTAGCGTTATCGGTCACTTCTACCGCTCATGCGGCTGTGTTGATTGATGACCCTACCAATGAACAAGTGAACTACTCATCTTTCCTTAATACGGGTGCAAGCCCTATTGCGGTGAGATGGGGGCCAACCGACCCAGGCGCACCCGTCTTTCCCGTAGACGGCACTAATGGAGACTTTGTATTGCCTGCTGGCATGACAAGACCTCTAATAGTTGCAACGCCTGTTACACCATACTATTTAACAGCAAAGAGCAATTCTGCAACCGCTGGCATCTTGTATGTAACGCCCTCTGTCTATCAAAGTTAAAGGGGTGCTATGGCTAACCCTGCCAATTCAGTTCTGCAAAATTTACTTCCCGTTCAAGCGTATTTCTCTGTTGACGGGACTTTTCAGACCTTTATTGGTCAGGGTCAGCCGTTTTATGCGACAGTAAACCCAGACCAATCTGGGCTAAACATAACCAGTAGCACGATAAATAGCACGACTATCGGTGCTACAACCCCGTCTACTGGTGTTTTTACTAATATCACCACGACAACGGGAACGATATTTACATCGCCCTCTAACTCGACTGATATTGCCAATAAAGCCTATGTAGACGCTACGACACAGGGTTTGTCGTTTAAACAACCAGCAAACTACACAACAAATGGAAACATTACGCTATCTGGTCTTGCTGTGCAAGCAAATGGCGATTGGGTTTCTACGCTAACTGCTGGCGAAAGAATTTTAGTAAAGAACCAAACCGCAGGCGCTGACAACGGCATTTATTTGGCTTCTGCAAGCGCATGGACTCGCTCTTTAGATGCAAACACTTGGGATGAATTAGTTGCGGCTTATCTATTCATCATCTCTGGTACTGTGTGGACAGGCTCATCTTGGGTAAACACTAATCAAACTGGTGGCACTTTAGGCGTTACGGCTGTTACTTTTGTTCAATTCTCAAACAACGCAATTTACACGGCTGGCACAGGGCTAACCCTAACAGGCTTTCAGTTCAGCATTACGCCAGTAGGTACGGCTGGCACTTATGGCTCGGCATCGAGCGTTCCAGTATTTGTCACTAACGCAAGTGGTCAAGTTACATCGGTAACTAACACAAGCATTGCTATTGCCGCTAACCAGATTACCTCTGGCACGATAGACACAGCACGAATTTCTGGCTCTTACACAGGAATTACTGGTGTAGGAACGCTAACCGCAGGCACTTGGAACGCAAGCACGATTGGCGTGGCTTATGGTGGCTCTGGCGCTACTACTTTTACTGCTGGTTACTTAAAAGCCAACGGCACAAATGCTTTTACAACTGTTGCATCTATTCCAAGTTCAGACATTACTGGTCTTGGCACAATGTCGACACAGAACGCCAACGCTGTGGCTATCACTGGTGGCACGATTACAGGCTTGTCTAGCCCTCTTGATGTGCCTTCTGGCGGTACGGGTGCGGCTACCCTAACTGGTTATGTAAAAGGCACAGGAACAAGCGCTTTAACGGCTTCTACAACCATTCCCAACACAGACATTACTGGCTTGGGAACAATGTCTACCCAAAACGCTAACGCAATAGCGGTAACGGGTGGAACAATTAACGGCACTACGATTGGTGCTACAACTGCGTCTACTGGCGTATTTACAACTTTAACTGTAAATGACAATAGTACGCTTGGCAGTAGCAATGCTGACACGACAACATTTAATTCTAGAATTAACTCGGACTTTGACCCTGCTACCGACAACGCTTTTGATTTGGGTCGAGTAGGACATGAATGGCGTGATTTGTACATTGATGGCACAGCCAACATTGACAGTTTAATTGCTGACACAGCGGACATTAATGCTGGAACTATTGACAACACAACGATAGGGGCAACAACCCCTCAAAATGGTAGTTTTGTAGATTTAAGCGTAACTGGCACAACAAGTTTTGATGGCAGTCAAGGCAATATAGGGCAAGTATTAACTTCTGCTGGCTCTGGAAACACGCCTACTTGGACAACGCCTGCTGTTTATGCAAGCGTTACAGATGACACGACTACTAACGCTACCCGTTATCCGCTCTATGCAGACGCTACAAGCGGTAATCTAACGACAGAGTATGTATCCTCTACCAAGTTGCAAT